CTTTCGGTAGATAAATTCCGTATTCCATAAGTGTATCATAATCATACTCCAAATCTTCAAGAAAATCAGTACGTTCTTGAAATAATGGTAACAATAATCTTTCTGCAATTAAAAAGAAGTCAGAGTTCTTAGCAGCTAATTTACCTACATATTGTCTTAGTTTTTGTCTTTGTCCAAAGAATGAACGTGATGTTCTCCAACCGTCTGCACTTAATCCTTGTTGTAATGCAACCTTTTCTAAGTTGTTAATATAATTTAAAACATTTTTAACATCTTTACCTACTGGTGTATTAGCTGCTTTAGGATCAGAAGCCCATTGTTTTATTTCTCTGTATTGTTGATCTAATGTAGCTGTTTGTGGTATTCCAGGTATAGTGCTATCAAATCCAGGAAACTTAGCTCTAGCTATATCTCTACGTATTGCTAGCTCTCTAGTTCTAATTAAGTTTTGATAAGGATCAGTTATGTCAAATTGTTGTAATGTTTGTACTCTAGCATTTTCCATATAGAAATCTCCTAATGCTTGATTTCTTTTAGCTAACCATTCTTCTGGTGTTAACGGTTCTCTTTGCTCATTAGCAATCTGGTTAGTATATGCTTCATAATTAAATGGACCACCACCACCGTTAGGTACTAAATAAAATGCTGTGTTAGGAAACTTTTCAAACAATTCTGGATTTTCTTTTTGAAACTTTACGCCAAGTTCATCTACTGGTCTAGGTTCTACTACTACAGATTTAGGTGTAGCAATATCTAATGGATTAAAACCAAACTCATCAATAAAGTATTTAGTTGCAGAATAATTATCACCAGGTGCATACATAAATTGTCCTGTACTTTGATCTATAGGTGGTGTTTCAATTAACTCTCTGTATCTATCTGCAAGTATTTGTAATGAATAAACATGTCCAGTATTCTTCTCATTACCAATATCAAATCTTGGATTAAGTCCTGTAGGACCAACAAACTGTGACGCTGCTTTAATAAATGTTAAACTCTTTGCAATACTTCTTGCTTCTTTAAGTAATGCTTCTTGTTGTTGTGGTGTGTCATCTAATCCACCATTAGCTTTTAATACTCTATAAACATCAATAGTTGTATTAGCTGCTATACGTGATAACTCATTAGCAGGTGCGTCTTCATTAATCATAAATGCAGCTTGGTATAAGTTACGTAACCAAGCAGGCGCACCAGCAGCACGGATCAAGTCACCAGGTTCGCTTACATCTGGCAAACCATAAGGAAATAAAACCTTTTGTACTTCATCAAACTGTGGTCTTCCTTCTATAGCAAATGAAGCAGGTATAGCAACTACTGGACCAATACCTGGTATAACGTCCATAGCTAAGTTAAGTGATGAAGCATAACCAGGAAGTCTTACTCCTACTTGTCTGTCTTGACCAAATAATGCGTCTGATACAAGTTCATCAACCATAGGATAATAAAATACTTCTTCACCAGTTACTTCATCTTGTCCTAAAAATCCTTCACCTTGTACTGGAGAGAATGGATTTTCATCACGTAATGCTTGTATTGTTACTTGACCACGTCTTAATACTTCTGGATTTTCTTTTAACAATCTTGCCCAAGTTGTCATAATTTCTGTATATGCTTCACCGAATGGAAATAAAGCTCTAAGGTTATAAGTTATTTTCTTACGCTTTGATAAGTCATATAATAACTCTTGTGTCTCTGTCAATGCAATAGACTTAGCTATTTTATCAATTAACTCTGCGTCTCCAAACTTATCATTAAATCCTGCAAGTTCGTATGCTTTATCTAACGTATCTTGAAAAGTATCTTTAGCGTCATCTAACTTAGATTGAATGTCAAATATTTGTTCTTCTATATCATCAATTCTTGACTTTACATTATCTGGTAAGTCATTTATATCATAGTCAAAACCGTATGTTCCCATAATGTTTTCTTCTAGTTCTGCTAACTTTTCTTGTGCTTCTACTTTTTCTGCTTCAAGTTTTCCTCTACGTGCAGCATAAGTGTTTTGTAATTCTTCTATCTTTTCATCTAAATCTTCATGCAATATACCTGCTGCTTGATCGCTATCGTTTAATTCTTTTATTCTTCTCTTAAACATATCTTCATTAATTTCAGTTTCCATTTTTCTTAGTTTTCTTGGATTTAAACCAATGTCTTCTTTAATGCTTGCAAGTAAATTCTGTGCTGGAAGATTAGCATTTAATGCACCAGCTACTTCTATAGCTTTATCTCCAGATTTATATTTGCCACCGTTTAACATAACTTTTCTCATTGATGGTGACATGTAAGGAAGTAAATCATATATTGCTCTCCAGTATGCTTGTCTAAATACTGGTGAACGTGAAGCATTATCTGTTCTTTGTCCCATTAAAATGTCAAATGCACGTTCAACGTAGTAATCCATTTTGCCAGAATTTTCTATATAATCTGGTGAACCTGCTGCTACATACTCTGGTAGTTTATCTAAAAACTTTCCATTTTCTTTAAATAATATTTCATTAACATCATCATATAAACTTTTGTTTGTGTATTCTCTTTTAACACCATTAGTAATACTTTCAAGATACATATCAAGTGTGTCATCACCAAATTTAGGATCTAAATATTTTAATTTACCTGTAGCAAGAAGATTAAATAAATTATTATCAATAGGTGTATCATCAAATAAATAAGGTGTCTTTGTAAAATCTATTTCATCAATAACAGTTTTAGTAGCTAAATCATTTAGTATATCTACATCATCTGTAAATCTACCACCAGCAAATTGTTTAAGTCTTGCATAATAACTTTGTGCATATACATAACGACCACCAGGTGTTGACATCATTCTCTTATACGTAGAACCACCTTTATTAAACATTTCAATTATTTCTTTTGCTTTATCACTTTCACCAGCAACAAATTCTTCTAATCGCATTTGTCTTCTTTTGTCTGAATTAGCACCTCTAAACAAGAACTGAAACAAACTATCATTGTTCATGAAACCAATGTCATTAATTATTCCTGTTGTATATAATTTCCATTTTTTTGTACCACCACGTTCTCTATCTACTAATGCTTCTGTTTTATTTGAGGTGTCATAATATTGAGGATTTTGTTTGTTAGCACGCATTTTAGCTCTAATTTTTTGACTTCTTCTACTTCCACCATATAGATAATCATTATTATGTACACCAAATCTACGTGAACTTGCTTTAGCCCACTCATCTGCTTCTGATAATGGATTACCAAGTATGTCATCAAATACAACATTTTTCTGTGTCCATCTTCTTGCTTCAGTAGCGTCTGTTCCTTTTAACAATCCTAAAGATAAAATACTTAATGGTCTTGAAAATATATTGTCATAACCACGTGCATACATACGTACTTGTTCTTCTCCAACAACACGTAGTAACCATGCACCACGTAACAATACAAATGGTTTCCAAAAGTCTCCGTAATAACTATCTATAATTTTAGATACTGCACTTTGTTTCATATTCTTAGGCAAGTTATCAAATATATTTCCAAATCCAGCTTTTTGTGCTTTTGCTCTAATAATTGACATAGAGTTCATAGCTTTAGCTAATTGTGTTGGATCTGGTAAAGGTATTGTTCTATTAATAAATTGTGTAAGAGTATGAGGATCAGGTACTTGACCTACTTGACCATTAACAATAATATCCATTTTTGCTGCACCAGGATTAAGTGCTTCTTTACCTGTAACTGAATTAATAAAATATGCACGCATTTCTTCTGTAGAATTTTCAAATAATTTTTTAAAGTCATCTGCGTCTTCTAATCTAACTCCATAATTTTCTACTAAATCATCAGCTACAACGCTAACCATATCTTTAGTTAAATTAAACATTTCAGTAGTATCGCCTTCTTTTAAACGTATAGCTCTGTTCATAATCTGTGATTTAGCTGTTGCGTCTATAGTTGTTTGATCCATAAACAATTTAATATTTCTAACAGCGTCAGCAATTTGTGAACTATCTAAATATCTATAAGGTAAATCTTTTGCATAGGTTCCAATTACTCTTGCTGCACGATCAGGACTGTTCATTAATTTTTGTCTTAATACTTTTTTAGCACCAAACATTGCACCATATCCAGCGTCAACACCACCTACTAATCTTTCAGTTGCTGAACCTAAAATACTTCCTAATGCACCAACAGTAGGTTTAAGTTCTCCTAATCCAACACCTTTAATACCTAACATTTCATTTAATAATTCTGCTACACCAACTATTTTTTCTTCAGGTGTTTTAGTAAAATCTTGTGTAACGTCCATAAATGCTTTAACTGTATCTGGATCATATACATCAAATGTATCGATAAATTTATTTGGATCGTCAATAGTAGATAAATATTCTATTAATCTTCCGCCACCTTTATCTCTACTAAGATAATCTGCAACTCTTTCACCTTCTATAAACTTTAAGCCCCAACCTTTATTGTGCATTCCTAATGCTGCTTTTTGTACATCATTTAGTTTTTCTGCTGGTAATGCTTGTAGTTTTTCTATAAGATAAGGACTAGCTTTTAATGTCTTAGAACCTTTAGTTAATGCTTTTACACCTAATGATAAATAGTTAGCTGGATCTAAGAATAAAACTTTACCAGCGTCAATAACACCAGAAACCATATCGAATGTTCTAGTGTTAGGTTCTACAACTTGTAATGCTAATGCTCTACCAAGTGATATAGGAACTGACGGACCACGATAACCATCTTTAGTTTTAGAAATAGTAAAGTTACCACTTTCTTCTTGCATACGTGCGTCTATTTCTGTAATAGGTGTACCTAAATAATCTTGCAAATATTTTTGTGCCTGGTTAGGATCAATGCCACCTTTAATCATTGTTTGATATTCATCATAAAATTTAGAGTTAGGATTTTGTGGATCAAACATATCTGATTGTGGAAGTATGCCTTCACCTAAATTAACCTTACGTCCAGCAGACATTTCGTTAAATACTTGTTTAACTGTTGATTTACCAGATTGTTTATATGCTTCACTAAATGTTAATTGTTCTGCTTTATCTCCAAAAGTAGAAGCAATAAATGAATTAATTGGTCTATCTATTAATGTTCTATATAAATCTTCAAACCCTAAAAATGTAAATCTAGTAGCTGCTTTTAATGGATCAAGTACTTTATCTTTTATAGTTTTAGAATTATATTCTGTAATTGTTCTTGATATATCTTTTAACAATTCACTCTCTGGTTTTACATTTAACATTGTCATTGCTGTAATAACATCTGGTGAAAAGTTAGGATATAATTTAGCTATTGTACTTGCTCTTGCAGCGTCATCTACATTTACGTTTTTCTTTGCTTGTTCGTATTGTGAATAACGTTTAGCTATATCTTTGTATAAATTTTCTTCGGACTTTGGATTATCCCTAAAATAGACACCCACGTCACATTCCTTCTATATTTCTACTTCTTGCTCTCTGTGAAGCAAATTGTAATAATCCTAATAATTCATTAGTAGGATTTGCTTCTGCCATTGCTCTGATTAACAACACGTCATCAGGTTCTAAAGTAATTTGTTCTTGTGGTCTTTGATAAGCATTTAGATCTCCGCCTTCAGGATCAGGTGCAAATATGTCTGCTAACTCTGCTGGAACTCCACCTATTGGTGCAGGTGCAGCTTGTCTTGGTGCTGCTGCTACTGGTGTAGCTTCTTGTTCACCTTCTATTATTGCGCCATCTCTAACTTGTTCTACAAGTTGTTGTTCTTCTCCATAAGTACCAGAAGCCATAGCTTGTACATCTTGTATAGATGGAACTGCACTATCTGTTCTTCTAGCTAATTTTCCTGGACCAGAAACTGCGGCAGGTCTTGCTGGTGCGGTACTTTTTTTTCCGCCCCTTCTGCCCATATCTCTACTACTACCATTCGCCATATTCTTCTCCTTCTGGTGGCGGATTAAACATTATGATTAATCCATTTGGAATATATTGAACAACCATACCTTGCGGAAATGCAGAGTATGTAGCTTCTTCATCTTCTTCAATATCTTCTATGTATTCTTGTGATCGTTGCCATACATCAAATAAAGAATTATTGCAGATGTCTGCAAATTTTTTATTGTTGCTTTCGTTTTCTATAAATCCCATTATCCCTGTGGTAATCCTTGTAATAGTAATGATCGAATGTCTGGTGCTGGACCTTGTGGTACTGGTTGACCACCTCCCATCATTTGTTCTAACATAGCTGCTTCTGCTTCTGGAACTTCTGGTTCATTAGCTGTATAAAACTTATCTAATACTTCTTGCATATTGCTTGGTGTTTTATAAATTTGTACTAACGCCATAAGTGCTTTTGGATCGCCTTGACTTGCTTGTTCCTTTAATGTTTGAAACAATGTACGTTCTGCTTCATCTTTTAATATTCTATCATTAATCTTTTGTACATTTTCAAGACCGTCCATATTTTCTTGTAACGTTTCTTTATCTATAATTCCAGCTTGTAATAATTGAAGTCCAGAGACAATCTTAGTTGGTT